GATGAGTTATACGAGTCAAAAACAACAACTAATTTATCACCTACCTGTAAAAATAAAGGTTCTGCACTATCAGCAGAGGCAGTTAAAGATAATATATTATCATAAAAATAAGTACTTGAAACAGCCCCCTCACCTAAACGAATAATTATCTGTTCAGTTATTAAATGTCCGTTAAAATTTCCAGTTAAGGTAAAAACAATATTGCTAATATCGCCAGCTCCACTACTAAGAATTAATGATGTTCCGTATGATAACTGACGATTTCTAACGTTTTCAGGTACTAAATTAACATCCCTACTAATATTAGCATAGTTAGCTATTAAACCTGGAGTTCCTATTAAAGCTGATTTTTTTAAAACACTCATCTATTCTCTAACTCTGTGTTATTTCTAAAAAAGTCGGTGTGGCTAAAATATTTGTTAAGTAAACTATAACTGAGTCATAAGGATAAGTTGTACCAACAATATAACCATTTTGTAGCTTTAGCTGAGTTATATCATCCATTATGTCATTAATAAAAGTTAATTTATTGCTAGGTGGATAACCGCTCTCTAAAGCAAGAACATCATATGTTAAATTAGGGGTAACATATTGATTATTTATTACATCAGGTCTTTTTCCGGAAACACCATAAACAAAATAATTGCCATTTCCCCATCCTTCCACCCCAACAGTTAAAGAACGAACTAATACATTAATATTATTATAGTTAACGTTGTTATCATTATTTGTATTATAACTATCAAAAATAACAATTGAGTAAGCACCTGTTGCTATATTATAAGCTTGAGCTAAGTTAGCAGAAGCTGATATAGATATTATCCTATCATAAAAATAGTTTGAAGTGGATGATCCCACATTTGGACCTTGCATATCTTCTTGTATGATAAACCCATTAAAACTACCCGTAACACTAAAAGTAACTGCTGATATATTAGCAGCACTATTAATAGTTAATTGTGTACCATACCCTATACTTGGCAAATAAGCAGGTAATGCTATATTACCTGCTGTTACTTGTGCATAACCAGCTATTTGGGTTGGCCCAACTATACCTACTGATTTTCTAAAAACACTCATTTAGATTTTTTGTTACCCATAGATTTTTTCATCATGCTAGATTGCATCATGTCTTTTTTCATCATACCTTTATCACCCATATCTTTTTTCGGGGCACTTTTTTTAGTGCCCTTACAAAGAATATTAGCAAGTGGTCTACTATGTGATGCCATTTGCTACCTCCTTACATTGATATTGCATAAGCGCAACGCCAGTTTGTAACACCGAAAGAATATCTTTCTTTAGCTGCAAACCACATATCACGAGTAGCGTTATCAACCCAGCTCCATGCCTCAAGCTTATCTCTTTCATAATGGATAAGCCCTCTTTCTGCATCAGTAACGATAGCTGAGAAAGTAGGTGAAGTAATATAGTTATTAACTGTATAACCGCCAGGGATATAACTATCGTTATAAATAGCGTTTAAATCGTTAACTCCTGAATAGTAAACTCCTCCATCACCAGCAGCGTTATTCGGAGTATTAACAGAAGTTCTATATTGACTATTAAGTATAATACTAGCAGCAAACTGGTTAGCCGGTCCGACTACTAGTGTCTGAGGCATAGTTTGAGTTAGTATACCACTTAATTGTTTGAATTGCTGAATCGCAACAATAGCATTTTGTATACCTACTTCACTAAGTGCTACGTTAGACAGGTTGGAGTTAGTACCTCCGTTGTCTAGTGGGTGGTTATTAGAAAAGAAAGGCACGCCATCACTAGTTAGAGTAACGTTTCCTAAATTGAAAACGTTAGCTGCTACCTGAGACTTGGCTGCTCTTAAAGAATTTCTAAGAGCAATCAAGTGCTGAGGGAACTGTGATTTATAAAGGTTATCCTTCATAGCTTCATCGGTTATGGAAAAACTTAATCCATAAGTAGTATGTAGGTATGAAGTTTGGTAACGCACAGTCATAGTATCCTGAGCAACAGCTGCTCCTTCATTCTTGACTTGTGCAATTCCTAGAGACTTGAATTCATCTTCAAATTCGATTTTCTTATCTGAAGTATAAGTCTTAAAAACTTTTTTCCATTGATCAGGGTATGTATCGTAATTACCGATAACAGCTTTAACCCCTGGTCTAAGTAATGGATATATCGATGCGGTATTGATTGACATTTATTTAACCTCTTTATATTTCATTAATTATTAAGCAGGAGTTACACTTGCAATACCTGGTCTAAACGCATGATTATTAATAATCCCGTATACGTTTAAGAATGGAGTATTGAAATATGTACCGGCAGTTCCGTTAGCTGGTTGTCCAAAAAGTGCAGGAACGTTTTGTGGATCTTGAGTAAATCCTAAAACTTTAAATGAAGTAGTGGCGTTTCTAGCATACTCGTTGGCACCATTAGCAACAGAAGGGTTAGCAGTTGTACCGGCTAAAGAAGGACATGCGTAAAAGGTTGAAACTCCGAGAGGATTAGAAGGACCTGCTCCACCATAGTTAGCTATAAGAGGGTTATCGTTATAACCAGCTACAACAGCTCCACCAACCTGCCATTTCTGAACGGTTGTTAAACTAGCAGTTCCAGAAGCAACACCCCCTGTAGGACCTCTACCTGTTAATAAAGCTAAGTTAGAGCCTATTAAAGCACTGTTAGCAGCTATCGGGTTAAGTCCTGCTTGTCCTGTATTAGGCCAAGTAGCATCTTGAAGTTGCATACATGGTAGTACTAAAAATTCACCCTGTGCAGCTTGATTTGAACCAAACCAAGTACCTAATTGAACATCCCATATAACATTGGGATCATCAATGACATA